CTAAAGCAAGCTATCAATGCCTCGGCTGTTACGTCGGGATCCATAAGATTCGGAAATAAATTTGGCAGACTTATCAATTTCCGGAAACAAGGTCCTTTCGTGTATTCCTAGCATCGCAAGGTCATCCCTTATACTTGCTTTATCTTCCTCATGTATCCAAATTCTATCTTGCCGTAAGCGTTTACCCAATTTGCCCGGACTTAAGCTTGCTCCGTACAGCATGAACGCACCGGACTGAGCAATAATCCTTTTATTAGACATTTTAGGCTTTACATAAACTGGTCGTAAAAGGTCATCAGGATTTATAAGTTTACGAAAATGAGGTTTTTCCATTCCAACATGAAAAACTAGAATGTCAGCAATTTGTGATTTGTTAAATTCATTTATATCGGTTATTGACATTGCTTCATCTAGAAGAACTTCTTTTTGTTGCTTTGTTAAATTCGCAATATTCGCCATGCAGCTCACTCTATCACTGTCATAGTAGCGCTGCCTATCTTTGGGAATAGATAATGCTTGGACTGTGCCATGGTGTTCATCACTGATTAAACTTGGTTCAGAGGCAAACCATAAGGCAACCAAGGGATTAATAGTGACATCAAGCAATCTAGTAGGTAACCCAAAATGCTGCATTCTGACTAATCGGTCAAACATCGTTTTATCAGATTCAAATTCTCCAGGATGGAGAGAAACGATATCTCTTACGGCTAAACTTTCACTATTGTAAATGTCGTTTTCATTCCTAAATATTTTAGGTAATGAGCTCCAACCATAATGTCGCTGACCTCGAAATGCTGTAGGTGGTACCCCATCGAATCTCCACTTAACAACACTTTCCACAAATTCCGAAACGGTTTTAATTCTTTTTGTAGGGCGAGGTCTTTTTGTATCCTTATTAACCTTACTCACGTGGCTCATTAAATAATCCTTCAGATTTTTTTATCTTCGATAAGGGATTCAATGAAGCTGCCTCTTCTAAATGATCAGGAGCAAAATGAGCATACTTCATTGTTTCACGTATATTCGCGTGGCCGAGTATCCTTTGTAACACCAGTATATTGCCACCATTCATCATAAAGTGACTCGCAAATGTGTGGCGTAAAACGTGAGTTTTTTGCCCTTCTATTAATTGGATAGATGTGGTAGCGAGCATTTTTTTAAACTCTTGATAGCATGGCTTAAACATCCTCCCCTGCCGTTCCTTTAGCTCGTCATAAAGCCATTGCTGGATAGGAACCGTTCTGTTTTTGCCGCCTTTAGTTTTAAAGAATGAGAGTTTATTAGGTGATAGCTGTGAACGGGTCAGGGTTTCGGCTTCAGTCCAGCGCGCACCAGTAGCCAGGCAAACTTGGCATATCATCTTTAAGTCTGGCTTCCCGTAAAGCTCGCAACCATTAAGAAGTTCTGTGATCTGCTTTGAGGTAAGCCAGGACATTTCCTTTTCATCTTCCCGGAACGTCCTCACACCTTCCAGTGGGTTAGGTAGTGACCATTCCCCTAACCGCTTCAGTTCATTGAACACAGCGGCAAGGTAGTTTTGTTCTCTATTGACCGTTATAGGCTTTACTTTCCACTTTGATTGGTCGTCGTGATAGCCGTTAGAAATCTCGCCCTTAAGCCGACGATCACGATAATGCGCCCAGTCTTTTGCCGTCAGTTGAGAAGCTATCGGGTCTCCTAATCCGGCACACACAATATCTAACTTTGCCTTCCGGGATTTGACGGCCTTGAGTGACTGCCCATGTAAAGAATCCCAGAGTTTAATTAACTCACTAAGCTTGCGGCGATCTTCCTTCTCTTTTATCCAAGGTTTGTTTTCGGCCTCAGCGCGCGTGTAATCTTCAAAAGCTACCGCTTCACCTTTTGTTGCAAAGCTTTTCCTGATGCGTCGACTGCCGCGACCATCTAAATAAAAATCAGCAAGCCATTCGCCAGACGACAGTTTTTTGATGGACATGTTATCTAACCAAAGATTTTTTAAATTTAGATATATTATTGATTAGGATGGCAATACATACAGCCGCTATTGAATATGAAACCCACATAGGAGCTAAGAAACTAAAAAGCATTATTGTGCCCAGCACTGCCCCACCAAAGCATAGGCTCATAAAAGCTTTAATACCTCTGATGCTTTTTGCTTTACAATTAATATGAGCTGAAACAATACCGCTCACTGTCGCAATTATTAATAAAATAAACTCGGCCATAATTTCCCTATAAATTTTTTGATATTGTCAGAATTACGAGGCCAATAGGGTTTACATCATTTTCTGAACATTCAAATGAAGATGTATTGTTAGTAACTTTGATCCTATTACCCGGAAGGCGTGACACGGTATAAATATCTTTATTTCCATCAATATCTAATAGCCAATCACCATTGCCAATGGTCTGAGCGCCCCCTTCTACGATCCATGACATCGAGGCGCGTTGAATATATAGGGGATTACTTAAATCAAGGCCAAAAAGAGAAAGATTAAAACTCACATCAGGCTGATTCTCTAATGTGCCTCCGGAGAGTTTTCGCGCGGGTATGGATGGTATCAGCTGATCCGCTAAATCTCTATTAGGTAGTGCCTCATCCTCATGGCCAGTAGCTAACCAAGAAAGAGAAACCCCCGTATCAAGTGCGCATGTAATGACAACATCACCTGGAAAATAATCTCTGCGAACCCATGCGCTCATCGTCGCTGAAGGAATATCAAGCAAGTCACCAAGCTGCTTCTGCATAGTAAAGCCATATGCGTGCATTATGCGATCCAACACTGCCCGCCCGCCATTAGCCAGCATAGTGTCGTGAAGTTTCTTCCCTTTAAGAGAGGGATGCTTCACTCCATCTGAACTTACATTTGCAAGTTCACCATTAACCAGCCATCTAAGGCTTACTCCCGTATCCAATGCGCATTGAACGATGTAATCGCCGGGTAAACTCTGGCGAGCCACCCAATTTTGGATAGTAGGTAACGGAATTTTCAGAAGTTCCGCTAGCTCTGGGCGTGAGCTAACCCCATAAGATTTAAGGATTCTCTCCAGTATGGCCTTAACATCGCTGTTGTAATCGGTCATGTACCCTTCAAATAATCCAATATGATCTGTTTACACAAACCCATTTGGAATATATCATCCAATTCGTTAGTGAAAATGCACGCCAATGCACCGTAAATACTGCCAACTGGAGATAATCCCCGATGACCAATCAAATTACAATACCTAGCGGCCCCGATCTGATGACTTATGAACAGTTCGCACAGGCTTATGGTTACAGCCTTCGCACTGTGAAGCAGATGGTTGAAGACGGTGATCTGCTTGTTATGCCACGTAAAAAAATTGGCGGTGCTGCACGCATCAACATGGTTGCCTTCCGCGCGCGTTTGCTCGCTCAAGGTGTCAACTGCCGCTACGTCGCTGCGTAACAACTTAATTATTTAAGTTGAGCAAAGGAATAACCATGTTTGATTTCAAGACTTCCACCCATAACCACTACGAAGATGCCTGCCGCAAGTTTGCGCTGTCTCACAACATGCGGGAGCTGGCCCAGCAAGCAGGCATGAAAGTGCAGACGCTTCGCAACAAGCTGAATCCTGATCAGGTGCATCAGCTGACCGTTCCAGAAGTGCTGCTGCTTACTGATCTGACTGAGGACGCGACTCTGATGGATGGGATGCTGGCTCAGCTGCACTGTCTGCCATGTGTTCCTGTCAATGAACATGCCGCTGAAAAATTTCCGGCTTACGTGCTCAATGCCTCCGCTCAGGTGGGAACGCTTGCTGCCAGTGCTGCTAATCACACCAGCATTACCACCTCATGCCGTCGCGGGATTGTTGAAGCTGCTAATACCGGCATTCGCTGCATGATGCTGGCGGCCCTCGCTGTCCAGACTCGCGTCCACTCTAACCCTGCGTTGTCGGGTACTGCTGATGTGTTAAGTGGTATCGGTGCATCTATCGGGATGGTGTGAAATATGGCTTTTTCAGTAGCTCCGCTTCTGAAGCGGCAAAGCCCGTCCCACGCATACGGCCACGGCTGGATTGCGGCAGATAAGGGCAGACGCTGGCATCCGGCAATTTCACAGGCCGAACTGCTGGCAGGATTAACCGGTAAGAGGAAAGAATCATGGGTTACAAAGCTGAGAGTATCACTGTTCAGATGAACGTGGGGCAGCGTGCAAGTGCGCTTAATCATATCTCCGTACTTCGCACGATGATGTATGGCGATTGCAGCCACGAACTCAAACGCTTTATCACAGACATGCGCAACAAGCGTGATGTACAGGCTGAACAGAATGGCCGCGTACTGAGCGCAATTTTCTTCCTGGCAAATATCAGCAAAGAACGTCACAGCGTTGATTACAGTGAACTGACGAGTGACGAAATTACAGCGCTGATTAGTGCAATGAATCACTTAAAAGCAGTCGTGAGTTTATTTCCAAAGAATCTGACGTTACCTAATTAAATAACCCAACGAAATTAAATGGCGTAAACCCGCCGGGCATTTTTTTGCCCGAATTCAGGAGAAAGAGAAATGCGAAATATCCAGACCCGTAATTTTAAAGCTGACGACGACGCGCTTAGCGCTCTGCTGAGCAAAGCCAAAACTGAGCAGCGTTCTGATGATGCGCTGTCCGTTTCAATCCGTCTGGCCGCACTGGCAATTCATGCACGCCAGCAGGAAATGTCAGCGGCGGAAATCATCGAGCTGCTGGACAAAGAAGCAGAACGCTTTGAGAACCAGGCGCAGGAGCTGCACTGATGGCCGATTCAATGGATATGGTACAGCAGCGCGTGCAGGAAGAGCTGGCGCGCAATCTGGCTAACGCTACTCACCGCCCGGCAGGGGCGAGTGAGTTTTTTTGCCTGTCGTGCGGCGAAGAAATCCCGGAGATGCGCCGCCGCGCACTCCCGGGAGTTTCCCTCTGCGTGACCTGCAAAGAAATCAGTGAGCTGAAAAGCGCGCATTACAAAGGGGCCGCATTATGAAGACCATCCTGAAATGGGTCGGCAGCAAGTCCGGCCTGATGCCTGAGCTGATTAAGCACCTGCCCGCCGGTAATCGTCTGGTTGAGCCATTTGCCGGTTCCTGTGCTGTCATGATGAATACGGATTACCCGGCTTATCTGGTGGCGGATGTTAATCCTGATCTGATTAACCTGTATCGTCAGGTTAAAGAGCATACGCGCCCGTTTATTGTCGTGGCGGCCTCGCTCTTTAATCAGAACAAAACTGAAGAGAGTTATTACAAGGTCCGCAACGACTTCAATTTCACCGCGTCGCTGCCACTGCTGGAACGTGCTGCACAATTCCTCTACCTGAACCGCCACGGCTATCGTGGCCTTTGCCGATATAACAAGCGCGGTGAATTCAATAACCCCTACGGTAATTATAAAGAGCCATATTTCCCGCTGGCCGAAATCGAAGCGTTTGCCGTAAAGGCTCAGCGCGCGACATTTAAATGTCTAGGGTACAGCGAAACACTGAGTATGGTCCGTGCCGGTGATGTCGTGTACTGCGATCCGCCGTATCACGGCACGTTCACCGCTTATCACACCGATGGGTTCAGCGACGATGATCAGCACTCGCTGGCCTGCATCCTGCTGGGTATCTCTGAGCGTAACCCGGTCATCGCTTCAAACAGCGACACCCTGTTTACCCGCAGTATCTTCCGAGAATTTGACCTGACAAAAGTCACTGCCGCCCGCTCTGTTGGCGTGGCTGCCGGTGAAGGCAAGCACGCACCTGAAATCATCGCAGTGCGTCACATGAGCCTGGCGGTGTAATGACTCAGGCTTTCGCATATCCCTGGAATGCCCCTAAAAAGGCAATAAATCCACAGCTGGACCCGGCGGAAGTTGCGCCGGTGTCCGCGCTTTCAAACCTGATCGCTCTCTATGCTGCGGATAATGAGCAGGAGCAGCTGCGCCGTGAGGCAGTGAGCGATCAGGTCTGGGACCGCTACTTTTTCAATGAGTCACGCGATCCTGTCCAGCGTGAAATTGTGCAGGACAGAATTGTCAGCCGGGCAAAGATGGCCCGCGAACAGCAGCAACACAATCCCGATCTGGTTATCGTGGCCGATGTCAGCGCTCAGCCTTCGCACATCAGTAAGCCACTCATGGAGCGCGTTAAGTTTTTCCACAATCTCGGCAGGCCGCAGGCTTATTCCCGCTACCTGCGCGAAACGATTCGCCCCTGCCTTGAAAGGCTGGCCCGCGTGCGCGAAAGCCAGATTTCAGCCTCATTCCGTTTTATGGCCGGTCACGACGGGCTTGACGGCCTGCTGGTGTTGCCTGAAATGAACCAGAATCAGGTCAAGCGTTTATCTACGCTGGTCGCTGCGCACATGAGCATGTGCCTGGATAAGGCCAGCGGCCATCTGTTTGTCAGTGACGACGTGACGCCGGAGCAGGTCCGCCAGGCATGGGAGCTTGTTGCGGCGGAAGCGATGCGTCTGGATGTAATCCCCCCGGCCTTTGAGCAGCTGCGCCGCAAAAAGCGCCGCCGCAAGCCTGTGCCTTACGATCTGATCCCGCCATCGCTGGCCCGCATGCTCTGTGCGGACTGGTGGTATCGCAAGTTATGGCAGTTGCGTTGTGAATGGCGTGAAGAGCAGCTGCGCGCTGTCTGCCTGGTCAACAAAAAAGCATCGCCCTACGTCAGCTTTGAAGCGGTGATCCATAAGCGTGAGCAGCGCAGAAAGTCTCTGGAGTTCTTCCGTTCACATGAGCTGGTCAGCAATGAAGGTGACACGCTGAATATGGAAGACGTGGTGAATGCCAGTAACAGCAATCCGGCACACCGCCGCAATGAAATGATGGCCTGCGTGAAAGGGCTGGAGCTTATCGCGGAAATGCGCGGAGACTGCGCCGTGTTTTACACCATTACCTGCCCGTCACGTTTTCACGCAACGCTTAACAACGGCAGACCGAATCCGAAGTGGACCACTGCTACCGTTCGCCAGAGCAGTGATTATCTGGTTGATACGTTTGCCGCCTTCCGCAAGGCAATGCATAAAGCCGGGATGCGCTGGTATGGCGTGCGGGTTGCTGAGCCACATCATGATGGCACCGTACACTGGCACCTGCTTTGCTTCATGCGCAAAAAAGAGCGTCGTTCAGTCACCGCACTGCTGCGGAAATTTGCCATTCGTGAAGACCGCGAAGAGCTTGGCAACAATACCGGGCCGCGCTTTAAGTCTGAGCTGATCAACCCGCGCAAAGGTTCACCGACCAGCTATATCGCTAAATACGTGAGCAAGAATATCGACGGGCGCGGCCTGTCAGATGAAATCAGCGCCGAAACCGGCAAATCACTGCGTGACAGTGCGGAGAACGTATGCGCGTGGGCGTCACTTCATCGTGTTCAGCAGTTCCGCTTCTTTGGCATTCCGGGCCGCCAGGCTTACCGGGAACTGCGCCTGCTTGCCAGTCAGGCGCTGAGAAATCAGAGCGATAAAAAGGCCGGTGCGCCGGTGCTTGAAAATGCGCAGCTGGACGCCGTGCTGGCCGCAGCAGATGCAGGCTGCTTTGCCACCTACATCATGAAACAAGGCGGCGTGCTGGTTCCACGTAAACATCACATCGTCAGAACGGCCTATGAGCTTAACGACGAGCCAACCCCTTACGGAGATCACGGCACCCGCATTTATGGCATTTGGTCCCCGTTAGTGGCTGGCCGCATCTGCACGCACGCAACGAAGTGGAAAATGGTTCGTAAGGCCGTTGACGTTCAGGAGGCGACAGCCGACCAGGGCGCTCGCGCCCCTTGGACTCGTGGCAATAACTGTCCCCCTGATGGAAAAATGAACATTTCAGGTGGTAATCCGGTATCAGTTGAACCTATAGAACCAGGTGAAACGCCTATTTATGGCCCGGCAGACTTCAACAATATGACAAGAAAACAGCGCCGGGATCTGCTGGCGCGTCTCCGGGTGGTGAAGCCGCGCCAGAAGCAGAGTTATAAGCAGGTAATTGACGATATTCAGCGGGCTGCTCTTGTTGCAGAGCTGAAAACGAGGGGCTTTACCGGTGAAGAAACTGAAACAAATCTGCTTCTGTGCGGTGGCAGTCTCAATTCAGGCGCGGGGATGCGCATTTTCTATAAGAACGGGCGGCTGCAGGAAGATGATAAATGGAGTCAATGGATCTGAACTAACAAAGCTGCCATAAGCGAAGCCGTTAGTCATGAGAAAGCAAGGCTTTATCTAATCAAAATAACAGGTTGGCACCACTGAAAACCTTACATTCCGTTTTCAGATTAGGTCCGATTGAATGAAAAAACATTTCACATTTCATAACGCATCTACTACTGTATGGTTATACAGTCTTTGGAGTAAAGGGAGGGTTAGATGGACACTCAAGATTTGGCACCGATAAACCGTAAGATGGCTTGCGTTCAGTTCATTGCTGAGGTGTCGCTTATAGCAAACTGCAAGCAATCTGATATGAAATTGGCGATGAGTATCATCGCTGAGTTAGCGCATTCGAGCTGCGAAAAAGTCCCTGATGATGAGATTTTTTACGCTGCGGAATAGCCTGAGTCCTCACCCAGAAATACTAATAACGTTGCTGGCGGCAAAATTTACTTTTGGCGCTGGCAAGGTTGAACAACGAGCATGGCGAGGCGTTAGGCGATGGCCGGTAGCGATCCAAATTTTCAGGTAGTTTACCGGGGCGAAGTCCTGACTGATTATGCGCCTGGCGGATTGGTTTTCTTTCAGCGGCCAAAAGAGAACGGCGGCGGCTTCTGGTTAGGCCGGACTTATGATTGTGTTTTCTGGCTTGAGATTTCTTCTCCTGTCTCTCTTTCGCAGGGGCTGCTATACCTGCAGGCGATGAAAAATTCTGTCCCGGCTGATGTGAAACCCACGGCACCAGATAAAAACCTGTCACTGTTCTGACTCTCTGCGCGTGAGTGCATGTCTATGCTGCATGAATCCGCATGATCCCAAAAGGATCGTTAGCCCTCCGCCCCGCCACTACTGGCGGGCTTTTGCTTATGTCCTGCAGGTGCATGAAAAGCACTACATAAAGCGGGCAGGCGTGGCGGGGCTACGAGCGCGCGCATGATACACTTATGAAGATTGGCGTCATCAAAAATTTGAGGTATAAAGTAAAAAAATGTGAGGTTATAATGAAAAAAAAATTTACTAATGAGCAGCAAAAACAGCTTATAGGTCACCTCACGAAAAAAGGATTTTATAGAGGTAGTAACAGTAAATTATCTGTTTTTTTATGTGGCGGGGATGTTGCTAATCATCAATCTTGGCGGCATCAATTTGCACAGTTTTTAGCAAAAGCAACTAATGTAGATGTATTCTATCCAGAGGATTTATTCGATGACCTCTTGGCAGGGCAGGGACAGCACAGCCTGTTAAGCTTAGAAAATATTCTTGCTGAAGCTGTAGATGTAATAATTCTTTTCCCTGAGAGTCCTGGTTCATTCACGGAATTGGGTGCTTTTTCAAATAATGAAAACTTACGAAAAAAACTGATCTGCATACAAGACTCTAAGTTTAAATCCAAGCGTAGCTTTATAAATTACGGACCAATCAGATTATTGAGAAAGTCAAATTCAACATCAGTAATACGTTGTAGTTCAAATGAATTAAAAGAACTGTGCGAGTGCTCTTTACTAGATGTGAAAAAATTACCTCTTTATCGTGAGCTGATGAAATCTATTAGAAAAATAATAAATGAAAGCAAAGTCTCAAAAGATATTGGAAATATTTTGTATGCTGAAAGGTTTTTGTTGCCATGTATCTACTTACTAGATAGCGTTACTTATCGAGTATTATGTGAACTAGCTTTTAAAGCTATCAAGCAAGATGATATATTATCTAAAATTATTGTAAGATCTGCTATTTCTCGATTAATTAATGAACGGAAAATTCTCCAAATGTCCGAAGGCTATCAAGTAACAGCTTTAGGAGCAGAGTATGTCAGAGAAGTTTTTGATAGAAAGACTCTAGATCGCTTGCGACTTGAGATCATGAATTTCGAAAATCGTAGAAATTCTACTTTTAACTATGATAAGGTTCCTTACGCGCACCCTTAGCGAGAGGTATACCATTCGTGGCATCCTCTGGATGTTGTTTCGGCATCCTGCATGTAATCTGAGTGACTGTCTGTTTTCCTTGTTGGAACGGAGAGCATCGCCTGATGCTCTCCGAGCCAACCAGGAAACCCGTTGTTTATGACGTAAGGGTGCGCAACCATTATGACTTCTGGTGAATTCTTGAATATTTTTAGATTACGACATCTTGGCTTACCCGTCATGGATGATTTGCATGATATGTCTAAGGCCACTCGCATCTCAGTAGAAACCCTTAGGCTATTGATATTTAGGGCTGATTTTCGTTATCGAGTGTACACCCTCGAGAAGAAAGGTACTGAAAAAAAACTACGAACAATTCATCAACCCTCACGCGAATTAAAGGCTTTGCAGGGGTGGGTGTTGCGCAATATTTTGGATAAACTTTCATCTTCTCTTTTTTCAATGGGCTTCGAAAAAAAACAATCAATATTGAATAATGCCACACCGCATATAGGAGCAAATTTCATACTTAATATTGATTTGGAAGATTTCTTTCCAAGTTTAACCTCAGAGAAAGTTTTTGGGGTCTTTTACTCTCTAGGTTATAATAGATATATATCTTCTTGCCTAACAAAAATTTGCTGCTACAAAAAATTATTACCGCAAGGAGCGCCATCATCTCCAAAATTAGCTAATTTGATATGTTCAAAACTTGATTATCGCATTCAAGGTTATGCCGGTAGTCGTGGGTTGATTTATACTCGATATGCCGATGATTTGACGTTGTCTGCGCAATCAATGAAGAAAGTAGTTAAAGCTAAAGATTTTTTACTCTCTATAATACCAACTGAAGGATTGATTGTTAATAATAGAAAGACTTGCATTAGTGGCCCTAGAGGCCAAAAGAAAGTTACAGGCTTAGTGATCTCACAAGAAAAAGCGGGAATTGGCCGAAAAGAATATAAAGAATTAAGAGCTAAGATTCATTATGTTTTTTTAGGTAAATTCCAAGACATAGATCATGTGAAAGGATGGTTGGCGTTTATACTAAGCGTTGACATAAAAAACCATAGAAGATTGTTGGTTTACATTAACAGATTAGAAAAAAAATTCGGATTTAATCCATTTAGTAAGATGAAGACTTAGAAGTCTTCATCTGCACTCTAAAATTCATATGATGAGAAAGTAATTACTGATTCTTCTAGCCAATCATTGAGTTCTTCAAATCTTTTTTGCAGCGGGATAAGCTCATTTCTCACAAATACCTTACTTGCCTTCTCAACATCCCCAAACCCCCCAACATTATTCGGCATAATTCCCATCAGCTGTGGCGGCACACGATGCACAGCCAGCATGTCGTCGCGGCTCACGTTTTTAATGTTCAGAAACTCATCCTTTGCCGCCACCTCTGACAGCGGAATGATCTGGATGCCATCCTTTTTCCCGTTCGGGCTATACATAAACAGGTTGCGGAAGTTGCCAGGGCCCTTCGCGCTTTTCATAGCGCCGCGGATATTGTCCACGTCCTGCTGACTCTGTGCAGGGTCGGTCATGTACATGATGAAACCCGCATGGCTGCCATTGAGATAATACTTGCGGCGGAACAGTGTGGCCGACTCATTCAGCAGCGCCGACGGGATGGCCGACAGGTAGCCCGGCAGACCGTAAATCTCCTGATTAATGTCCGGCTCCATCAGGTGAAACACGCTACCCTTCTCGAACTCATACGGCTCCGTGTTGATGCCATAGTGCGCATACCAATAGGTATCAAGGTCGAGGCCGCGCCGGGTGAACTTTGCCAGCGACGGCTCCAGCTTCAGCACGTTACCGAGGCGGCTGGTCCGCTTCTCCAGGTAGGCATTGCCGAAAATCAGGTAATCCAGCGCAAAGCGGCTGAACGCCTGCTGACTCAGCAGCGGGTGCGGGATAAAGGTACTCGCCAGAATATTGCACTTCACGCTGATGGGTGAACTGTGATGCACGGCGGCGCGGAACGTGCGCGCCAGCCCGTCAACGCTCACGGGCGGTTCATACCAGCGATCATTGATAACGCACTCCACGTAGTCCAGCAGTTCGCGGCGGTCCAGCACCGGGATCGGGTCGCCAAAGGTAAACGCCTCAGACGCTGCCCCGCTGGTCATGTTATCCGGCTGCGGCACGGGCTGCGTGCGTATGCGGTTCCTGCGTTTGCTCATTAATAAATCTCCACAATGTTCTGCGTGTGTGCCGCCTGTCCCTGCAGCGGCTCGTTTGCCAGCGCGTGCATGGTCGCCCAGGCTAAATCGCCGTGGCTGACTTCTTCGCTGCGGCTGGTTTCATAGGTCGGACGGTTGCCGCTGGCCGTGGTGGCCTTGCGGATAGACATGAATGACTGCGCGATGTCGAGGTGGCTGGCGTCAAATTCCAGCCGCCCGCTGGCGATGGTGTCGTAAGCCTTCAGCACCAGGGCGTTCTTAACGTTCGGGTTATAAACAAACTCCTTCACCTGCGGGAAGAAGGCTTTGACGTTCTCATACACGCCCAGCCCGACGCCGGTGGAGTCAATGCCGATATAGGTGACGTTATACTGCTGCGTCAGCGTCCTGATGGCGTCAGCCTGCGCCCGGAAGTCCATCCCGCGCCACTGGTGACGCTCAAGGATGCGGAACTTGCCGCCCGGCACGGCAGGCGGTGCCATGACCACACACCCGGCGCTGTCGCCGTTCTGCGTTCCCTTCGCCGGGTCGTAGCCGATCCACACTTCTTTCCAGCCGAACGGCCGCAGCGCCAGCGCTTCAAAGTCGGTCCAGACTTCCCAGCTGTCCACCATGCACTTCTGAAGCATGGCCAGCTGGAACACCGACGCCAGATCGTCCATGAAGACGCACATCAGCAGGTTCTGGTAATCCTCCGGGCTGTAGCGCGTGCGCAGCTGCTCCAGGTCAAACAGGTCACAGCCGCCGCGCACCGCATCTTCAACCGTGACAATCTGGCGAAACTGGCCGTCTTCGCATAGGCGACCGGCGGCCAGTGACTGATGGCTGAGATCGATATCAACCCTTTCCGCTTTGGCCCGGCCCTTGTTGAACTGCGAACCGGACCAGAACGGATAGGCGCTGTGCGTGAGGCTGGACGGGGTGGAAAAGTAGGTTTCGCGCCACTTCTTGTGCAGCGCCATGCCGGACGCCACTTTCTGCAGTTCCTGAAACTTCGGGATCCAGAAATATTCATCCAGGTACAGATTGCCGTGATAGCTCTGCGCGGTGCGGGCGTTGGTGCCCAGGAAATACAGGCACGCGCCGTTACTGAGCGTCATCGGGTCGCCCTTCAGGTCTACGTCCACCTCGCGGGCAAACTCAATAATGTACTGTTTGAAAACGTGCGCCTGTGCCTTGCTGGCCGACAGGAATATCTGATTGCGCCCGGTGGTCAGCGCATCGATCAGCGCCTCGCGGGCAAAGAAGAAGGTTGCCCCGATCTGGCGGGACTTCAGCAGATTGCGGACTGAATACTTATTCCCTGCTTCCCACCACTGGCGCTGATAGCCAAACATCGAGCCGTGAAAAACTTCCTGCAGTTTCTCAATCTGTTCGTCACTGAAAAGGTTCTTTTCCGGGGGCTTACGCGGGCCTTTGTTGCGGTTCACCGTCCTGAGCCGCGAAGGAGACGGCACGGCAGCAGCGGATTTGCTGACTACAGTGGACTCCGCGCTGAGCGCCGACAGCGTGCGCCCGGTGGCCGACCGCGTGACGGTTAAGGGAGCAACCATCCGCAGCTACAGCGTGAAGGCCAGGCTGCACCTGTTTGACGGCGTGGCCGCCGGTCCCTGCCTTGAGGCGGCAAACGCGAAGCTGGCCGCTTACCTGACCGAGCAGAAAAAGCTGGGGCGCAGCGTGCGGCGTGAGTCTTACGGGGCGGTGATGCGCGTGGCCGGTGTGGACTGGGTGGAAATCACCGAACCGGCGCAGGACATCATCATGGACCGCACGCAGGCGGGCTACTGCACCGGCACGGACATTTCCGTGGCGGGCGATCAGGGGGTGACATGAGCAACAGCAGCCTGATGCCGCCCGGTTCGTCTGCGCTGGAGCGCCGCCTGGCAGAAGCCTGCAGCGGAATTTCCGGGCTGAACGTGCCGCTGCGGGATTTATGGAACCCGGCCACCTGCCCGGCGGGCTTTCTGCCTTATCTGGCCTGGGCGTTTTCGGTGGACCGCTGGGACGAAAGCTGGGCGGAAAGAATCAAGCGGCAGGTGGTCAGCGATGCGTTTTACATTCATCAGCACAAAGGCACCATCAGCGCCATCCGCCGCGTGGTTGAGCCGTTCGGCTTCCTGATCCGCGTTATTGAGTGGTGGAAAAACGGCGAAGCGCCCGGCACGTTCCGCCTGGACATCGGCGTGCAGGACCAGGGTATTACGGAAGAAACCTATCAGGAACTTGAGCGGCTGATAAGCGACGCGAAGCCGTGCAGCCGTCACCTGCTGGGCATGTCCATCAACCTGCAGAGCGGCGGGACGCTATTCACCGGTGCGGGCAGCTATGACGGCGACGATCTCACCGTCTACCCCTACACCCCGGACATTATCTCCGTCGGCGGCCAGAGCTACACGGGCGCGGCGGTTCACGTTATCGACCTGATGGAAGTGGGACCATGACAAAATTTTATGCCATCGTGACCAGCACCGGCGCGGCAAAGATTGCTAACGCCGTGTCGCTCGGCACAAAACTGAACATCACCCACATGGCCGTGGGCGACGGCGGCGGCACGCTGCCGACACCCAACGCCAGCCAGACGAAGCTGGTTAACGAGGTGCGCCGCGCCGCGCTTAATTCGCTGACTGTGGACACGGCCAATAGCAGCCAGATTATTGCGGAGCAGGTTATCCCGGAAACCGAGGGCGGATTCTGGATCCGTGAAATGGGGCTGTTTGACGGTGACGGCACGCTGATTGCCGTGTGCAACACTGCCGAAACCTACAAGCCGCAGCTGCAGGAGGGCAGCGGGCGCACCCAGCGGCTGCGCATGATCATCATCGTCAGCAGCACCGACGCCGTGACGCTGAAGGTGGACCCGTCCGTAGTGCTGGCAACGCGGCAGTACGTGGACGACAGCGCGCTGGAGGTGCGCCAGTATGCGGACAAACTGACAGCCGCGCACCTTGCCGCCGCGAATCCGCATCCGCAGTACCTGCTGGCCGCTGACGGTTCAGCACTGCCGGTCGGCATTCCGCAGCCGTGGCCGCTGGCAACGCCTCCGACCGGCTGGCTCAAGTGCAACGGCGCATCCTTCAGCGCCTCCGCCTATCCGGCACTGGCGAAAGTCTATCCGTCACTGAAGCTGCCCGACCTGCGCGGGGAGTTTATCCGCGGCTGGGACGACGGGCGCGGTGCTGACAGCGGTCGTGCGCTGCTTTCAGCGCAGGGTGATGCCATCAGGAACATGACCGGCGTTCAGTCGCTGGCCGTGCCTTATAACGGCAGGTCAGACGGCGTTTTTTACAATAACGGCAAAAATGCCAATGAGGGCGTTTATGTTGATGGAGCAGCCATTACCGACGGGCCTCCTGTTGGCAACACATCAAACGGGCAGTCTATGGGCGAGAAAATCTATTTTGACGCCTCGCGCGTGGTGCCGGTGGCGGCGGAGAACCGCCCGCGAAACATGGCGTTTAACTACATCGTGAGGGCTGCATAATGGCAAAGGCAACGCTTGATAAGAACGGGCTGGCAAAAGCCGACGGCACGCTGACGGTATACGGCTATGACGCGCTGACCGGGGAATTTACCGGCGCGGTGCAGGAATTTCTGGCGCAGGGCGTCGGCCTGCCCGCCTGTGCCTGCCTGACCGCACCGCCTGACGCGCAGGCGGGCATGGTAGCCGTGTATCAGGACGGCAGCTGGCTGAGCGTGCCGGACCATCGCGGCGAAATGGTTTACCCCTTATCCGGCGGCGCGCCGGTGAAAATCACGGCGCTGGGTGACTATCCGGCGGACACTACAACGCAGGCCCCTGCAACCGCGTTTGATAAGTGGGACGGCGAAAAATGGGTGACCGACAGCGATGCACAGCAGCAGTCGCGGCTTGAGGCGGCGGCCAGCGAAAAGGCGGCGCGCGTGAGCGAGGCAAACGGCATCACACAGGCATGGCAGACGCAGCTGCTGTTAGGCATCATCACCGATGCGGACAAAGCCACGCTTACCGCCTGGATGAAGTACGTGCAGGCGGTGCAGGCCACCGACGTGTCAGGTGCGCCGGATATCAGCTGGCCCGCTAAACCGCAGTAACCATCAGGCCCGCAACGGGCCTTTTTTCATTGTGTGATTTTCCACACAACGCCATCAGGATGCACCCGCGCCCGCGACCTTTCACCATAGCGGAACCCCTTCACAGGAGAACCGCCACATGGCACAGGATTATCACCACGGCGTGCGCGTTGAGGAAATCAACGAGGGCACCCGAACCATCACCACTGTCAGCACTGCAATCGTCGGGCTGGTCTGTACCGGCGACGACGCCGACGCGGCCATCTTCCCGCTTAATCGCCCGGTGCTGTTAACCGACGTACTCACCGCCAGCGGTAAGGCAGGGGAATCCGGCACGCTGGCCCGCTCACTGGACGCCATCGCCGATCAGTCCAAACCTGTCACCGTTGTGGTGCGCGTGCCGCAGGGCCAGACCGAAGCGGAAACCACCGCCAACATTATCGGCGGCGTGACCGACGGCCAGCGCACCGGCATGAAAGCGCTGCTGGCCGCGCAGTCCGTCTGCGGCGTTAAGCCCCGCATTCTGGGGGTGCCGGGTCACGACACCAAAGCCGTTGCCACCGAACTGCTGAGCGTGGCGCAGAGCCTGCGCGGCTTTGCCTACCTGTCCGCCTACGGCTGCAAGAGCGTTGAAGAGGCGATTGCCTACCGCAGCAACTTCAGCCAGCGCGAAGGGATGCTGATCTGGCCTGACTTCATCAGTTTTGACACCGTGCTGAAGGCGGACGCGACGGCCTACGCCACCGCCCGCGCGCTGGGCCTGCGCGCCAAAATCGACGGGCAGACAGGCTGGCATAAGTCCCTGTCAAACGTGGGCGTGAACGGCGTCACCGGCATTTCAAAAGACGTTTTCTGGGACCTGCAGGACCCGGCCACTGATGCGGGCCTGCTGAACCAGAACGATGTCACCACGCTGATCCGCAAAGACGGCTTCCGCTTCTGGGGTTCCCGCTGCCTCAGTGATGACCCGCTGTTTCAGTTTGAGTGTTACACCCGCACGGCGCAGGTGCTGATGGACACGATGGCAGAAGCGCAGATGTGGTCCGTTGACGGTGCGCTGAATCCGTCGCTGGCCCGTGACATCATTGAGAGCATCCGCGCGAAGCTGCGCAGTCTGGTGAATCAGGGCTATCTGATTGGCGCGGACTGCTGGCTGGACGAGAGCGTGAACGATAAGGACACGCTTAAGGCGGGCAAGCTGCTGATCGATTACGACTACACGCCGGTGCCGCCGCTGGAAAACCTGCTGCTGCGCCAGCGCATCACTGACCAGTACCTGGTCGATTTCAGCAGCCGCGTCAGCGCATAAGGAGACGGAAAGATGGCATTACCCCGCAAACTCAAGCATCTGAACCTGTTCAACGCAGGCAACAACTGGCAGGGGCTGGTTGAGTCCGTGACGCTGCCGAAATTCACCCGCAAGTTTGAGAAGTATCGTGGCGGCGGCATGGCCGGTGCGGTGGACATCGACATGGGCTTGGACGACGGCGCGCTGGACACGGAATTCACCATTGGCGGCACTGAAGCACTGCTGATTAAGCAGATGGGCACCACCACCGTGGACGGCATTCAGCTGCGCTTTACCGGCTCCATTCAGCGCGACGACACCGGCGAAGTGCAGGCGGTCGAGCTGGTCACGCGCGGACGCTACAAGGAGCTGGACTCCGGCGAATGGAAAACCGGTGAATCCAGCACCACCAAAGTGTCCGGCACCAACAGCTATGCAAAGCTGACCATCAACGGCGAAGTACTCTATGAGTGCGATCTGGTGAACATGATCGAAATCGTGGGCGGCACCGACCTGATGGAAGCGCACCGCAACGCGCTGGGCCTGTAATCACACCGGCAGGCGCTGAGCCTGCCGCTTATCTCTCTTTTTAACGGAATCAAATCATGACTGATAAAACCGCTCCAAATGAAAAAACCGTTGAGCTGGACACCCCGATCCTGCGCGGCAAAACAGAAATCACCTCCGTCACCGTGCGCAAGCCACAGTCCGGTGCGCTGCGCGGCACCCGCCTGCAGGCGCTGCTGGACATGGACGTGAACGCACTGATCACCGTGCTGCCGCGCATCACCACCCCGGCGCTGACCACGGCGGAAATTAACGAAATGGACCCCGCCGATCTGGTCAGCCTGTCGGTAGAGGTGGTCACTTTTTTGCTGAAGAAGTCGGTCCTGTCGGATTTAGCGACGGCCTGACGGTAGACGATCTGGTGGCGGACATCGCCACCGTCTTTCACTGGCCGCCCTCCGTTACCGAGTCCATGACGCTGACTGAGGTTCTTGAGTGGCGGCACAAAGCAATCCTGCGACACAGGGCCAGCGATGAGTGATAAAAATCTGCGTTTGCAGGTTGTGCTGGGCGCGGTCGATAAGCTGACCCGCCCCTTCCGCAGCGCCCGCGACAGCACGCGCGAGCTGGCTGGCACACTGCGCGACACCCGCAACACCCTTAAGGCGCTGGACGCGCAGGCCGGGCGCATTGACGGCTTCCGTAAAACCCGCTCACAGCTTGCCATCACTGCCAATAACCTTAAAGCTGCCCGCGAAGAAGCGGCGCGGCTGGCCGTGCAGTTTACGGAAACAAACAAGCCTACCGCCGCGCAGGCCCGCGTGCTGGAGCAGGCAAAAAACAGCGCCAGCCAGCTGCAGCAGTCTTACAACGGGCTGCGCCTGTCAGTGCAGCGGCAGCGTGAGGCGCTGGGCGCTGCTGGTATCGACACGAAGAAACTGAGCCAGGCACAGCGCGAGCTTAAAAGTCAGTCGGACGAGGCGCGCGCCGCCATTGACCGTCAGCAGCTGTCGCTTAAAAAGCTGGGAGAACGGCAGGCAAAGCTGAGCGCGGTACGTGAGCGATATTCCCGCTCGCTGGAGGTGCGCGATCGCGTGGCCGGTGCCGGGGCGGCAACGTCTGCCGCCGGGCTGGCGATGGTTGCGCCTGTTGCTGCTACCGTACATGCATCAGCAGCAATGGAAGACGCCATGAAGGGTGTGGCAAAGCAGGTTAACGGACTGCGTGACGACAAAGGCAACCGCACGAAGCAGTTCTATGACATGCAGGCCGCCATCAAGGCCGCCAGTGAGCAGCTGCCGATGGAAAACGGCGCGATTGACTACGCCGCGCTGGTTGAGGGCGGCGCGCGCATGGGGGTAACAAACCAGAACGATTCCTATGAGGATCAGAAACGCGACCTGATGGCCTTTGCCACCACGGCGGCGAAGGCGTCAACGGCGTTTGAGCTACCCGCCGGTGAGCTGGCCGAAGGGCTGGGCAAGATTGCGCAGCTGTACAAAATTCCCACGCGCAACATCGAGCAGCTGGGCGATGCGCTGAACTACCTGGACGATAACGCCATGTCCAAAGGTTCAGACATCATCGATGTGCTGCAGCGCATGGGTGGCGTGGCCGACAGGATGAACTTCCGACAGGTGGCGGCACTGGGTTCAACATTCCTGACGCTGGGGGCCACCTCTGAGATTGCGGCCAGTTCCGCTAATGCAATGGTGCGCGAACTCTCTATAGCCACGATGCAGAGTAACCGGTTTATGGACGGCATGGACCTGCTGAAACTGGACCCGGCAAAGATTGAAAAGCAGATGACCACGGATGCGATGGGCACCATCATGCGCGTTCTGGAAAAGGTTAAAAAACTGCCGGATAGCAAGAGAGTGCCCGCGCTGACGATGCTCTTTGGCAAGGAGTTCGGCCCTGCAGCGGCAAAGCTTGTCAATAACATGCCGGAGCTGCGCAGGCAGCTGGCGCTGACACAGGGGGATGCTGCAAAGGGTTCGATGCAGAAAGAATCTGACATTAACAAGGATTCACTTTCCGCACAGTGGATGCTGACTAAAACCGGCGTGTCAAACACCATGAGCGGCCTGGGCGATTCACTGCGCACGCCGCTGATGGACATCATGAATATGGTGAAGAAAGTCACCGGCGTGACCCGCCGCTGGGTTGAAAACAACAAGGAGCTGGCGGGCACGCTGGTAAAAGCAGCGGCGGTCATATCCGTGATTGTGCTGGCGCTGAGTACGTTCATGATCGGCCTTGCGGCGGTGCTGGGGCCAATGGCGCTGCTTCGGCTCAGTTTTAACGTGCTGGGAATAAAAGCATTCAGTGCATTCGGGCTGATTAAAAGCGCCATCGGCATCGTGGGGAACGGCGTGCTGTGGCTGGGGCGGCTGATGTTCGCAAACCCGATTCTGGCGGTTATCGGCCTGATTGCCGCCGGGGCGCTCCTTATCTGGCAGAACTGGGACACGCTTGGACCAAAATTTCACGCCTTGTGGGAGGGTGTGAAAAATGTCACCTCTGCCGCCTGGGAAAAGCTGAAAGGTATCGTGTCCGGCGCGTGGGAGTTGATTAAATCCGTATTCATGAACTACACGCTGCCGGGCCTGATTTATAAAAACTGGGAGGCTATCCGCACCGGCGTTTCAGAGGCATGGGCAGGCATCAAAAACACTGTTGCGGCGAAGTGGAGCGATCTGGTTGATACCGCTAAAACGATGCCCCAGCGTTTTCAGGAGGCCGGTTCGCTGATGATCGATGGCCTGATGGCGGGCATCAGTCAGAAGTGGGACGCCATCAAAAACAAGCTGTCGTCACTGACCGACTACCTGCCGGACTTTCTCAAGCCGGGCGTTGATAAGACCGGCGGGCCGCAGCTGCCGCGCCCGGCATCTGTAAAAACGGGTGGCGGTGTATTCCTGCCACCGGGCGGGTTCCCCGGATTTGCGGGCATGTACGACACCGGCGGCTTCATCCCGTCCGGGCAGTTCGGCGTGGCCGGTGAGAACGGGCCGGAGCTGGTCAGCGGTCCTGCAAACGTGACCAGCCGCCGGAGCACCGCACGGCTGGCAGCACTGGCGGCGCTGACGCTGGGCGGTGCCGGAGCGACAGCGGAGGCGAAGCCGCTGCACCCGCTCAGCTTGCCGGTTCAGGCGTACCGGCAGGAAGCACCGCGTATGAGTGGCAGTGCTACACAGGGGGCTGCGCCGCAGGTTCACGCCTCCTTCACCATTGTGCAGCAGCCGGGACAGAGCCAGCAGGATCTGGTTGATGAGGTGATGCGCAGGATAGAGGCAAAAGAGCGGCAGGCGCAGGCCCGTGCCCGCAGCAGTTACCGGGACAGGGGAGGATTTGAGGAATGATGATGACGCTGGGCTTATTTGTTTTCATGCTGAGGACGGTGCCCTATCAGGAACTGCAGTATCAGCGCAGCTGGCGTTTCCCGTCGAACAGCCGCGTAGGCGTGAGGCCGTCGCTGCAGTTCTTAGGCCCGGACAACGACACGCTGAAACTTTCCGGCGTGCTACTGCCGGAAATTACCGGCGGCAGGCTGTCGCTGTTTGCGCTGGAGCAGATTGCAGAGCTGGGCCGCGCGTGGCCGCTTATTGAGGGCAGCGGGACGATTTATGGCATGTTCGTGATTGAAAGCCTGAGTCAGACCAAAGCGGAGTTCTTCAGCAGCGGCGTGTGCCGCCGCATTGAATTCACGCTGACGCTGAAGCGCACCGATGAATCACTGGGGGAAATGTTCGGCAGCCTCAGCGATCAGCTGTCTGCCATGCAGGGCGCAGCAGTTACCGCAGCCGGTAAGGTCAGTGCAGCAGCGGGAGGGTTATTCTCATGATGACAACCCCGTGGATTAACGGCCAGCAGAACTCACCGGCGTTCCGGCTGACGATGGACGGCGCAGACATCACGCAGAAGCTGGAAAAGCGCCTGCTGAGCCTGACGCTTACCGACAACCGGGGCTTTGAAGCGGACCAACTGGACATCGAGCTGGACGACGCGGACGGCCAGCTGCAGCTGCCGCGCCGTGGTGTGGTGCTTTCCCTGTCGCTGGGCTGGCAGGATGCGCCACTTTTCCCGAAAGGCAACTATACCGTTGACGAAATCGAACACAGCGGCACGCCGGACCGCCTGACGCTGCGGGCGCGCAGCGCGGACTTCAGGCAGACGCTGAACACGAAGCGTGAAAAGTCCTGGCACAAAACCAGCGTGGGCGAAATTGTCCGTGAGGTGGCCGGGCGGCATAAGCTGAAAATGGCGATGGGTGAGGATATGGCAAAGATGGATATTGACCACCTCGATCAGACCAACGAATCAGACGCCAGCTTTATGATGCGCCTGGCTAAACGGTGCGGAGCGGTTGCCTGCATCAAGGACGGTAATCTGCTATTTATCCGGCAGGGCCAGGGAAAGACGGCAAGCGGCAGAGCGCTGCCGGTTATCACCCTTCAGCGCAGGGACGGAGACGGCCACCGCTTCACCCTGGTGGACCGGGACGCCTACACCGGCGTTATTGCCAGCTGGCTGCACACCCGCGAACCGACAAAGAAGCCGGTGGCGAAGGTGAAGCGCAGGCGACGTAAAACCACGGCGAAGAAGAAAAAGGAGCCGGAGGCAAAACAGGGCGATTACCTGATCGGCACGGACGAGAACGTGCTGGTACTTAGCCGCACTTACGCGAACCGGGGCAACGCCGAACGGGCGGCCAAAATGCAGTGGGAACGCCTGCAGCGTGGTGTGGCAACGTTCTCAATCCAGCTGGCAAAGGGGCGCGCTGAGCTTTATACAGAAATGCCGGTTAAGGTCAGTGGCTTTAAACAACAGATAGATGCCGCGGAATGGATCATTACAACGCTGACGCACAGCCTGAGCGCGGACAGCGGGTATACAACTAATATCGAACTTGAGGTTAAAATCGAGGACTCAAGCTTACAATAG